GTTTAGTGAAGTAATGTCTATAATTAGAAGGTGGATATTACAAGAAGTTAAATATGACCAAAATGGAAGATTGAATGACTGTGTTATCATTTCCTAATTGCTCAATTTTAGCCGCGCCTTTAGGCATGAGCCATTTAGCGTGTGCAGTTAAGTAAATATTTTTAGCAATCAATGTACTAATATTATCGTACATTTTTTGTAATGGTAAAATTGTTTCGTAAGAAGATACACCATTCAATACATTTGGAATGTCTTGGTCTGTTAATCTTACAAAATTTAATTTATCGTGGCTGAATTTATTTTCTTCTTTAACTAAGATCGCGTCATTAGTAAATTCAATATACATACCGTGAGGTACTTCAGCAGTTTTCTTGTGGTAGAATTTATATACAAGACAAACGTCTTCTAAGTGACGGTCTTCAATGTTTTCAATATCAAAAACTTTAATCTCGTCTTCTGATTTAATATCTTTTGCTTTTTCAGGATATTTATCTTTTAGTTTCTCTACATCCTCAACAGCAATGCGGAAGTTGTATTCAACATCTTCAATTTTATTTTTTCTTTGTAATAAAACACGCCAAGGTAATTCAACATCGTACTCAACATCACCAGTCTTAAGTGGCTTTGATGTATCATAAACTGAACCATCTGGTAATTGAATTTTTTTGATTCCTTTGTTTCTGGCTTCTACATATACAGGATCTAAATCACCTTTTTCCTTGTCATAATCAATGAACATAAAAGACTCTCCGAAAATACGCGCTTCTCGGTGCATCCTTTGAATCATGTAATCAAGGTTGTTAATGTAGAACAAATGTTTGATTAGAAGTCCAACGACTTTGGCAGATGCGCGGTCTGCGTACTCGTCATTTGTTGGCAATACTTCTACTGCCGGCTTTAATCTAGTCATCTGAGAAACCTTAGTTTCCGTTAAGTCTCTAAGGTGATTCACGATAAACTTGTTAAGCCTTTGTAATCTTCTGGCTGAATTGTAGTCTTTTCGACGGTCGTATCTATTAAGGCTCAGTCCGCGGTATGCTGTTAAGTTCATTCTCTGACTTTGAGTTCGGCTTCTTGCATTATAGGTAAGAGCGTCCTTGACTTTCTTTAGCCAAGATAACAATTCTTTATCGTTGTCTTTAATTTTATAAAACGGCTTTAATTTTTCCGTTAATTCATAATCGTCTAATTCATCAAATAAGTCAATATTCATTTACAGTCCTATATAGAAAAAATTTCTTTATCTTCATCGTCTAAACTAAATTCAGGCATTTCATCCTTTAATTCTTCACGATATAGTTTTTGCTCTTTATTTATGGCTTCTTCGCTAGTAGCCCACTTTTGCATGTATTCTTGGTTTGCTTTATCAATCTCTTCATCAACCGGAATATATTGAACCGAATGAGTACTTTTTTCTAAAGCGTACACTTTAATTATACAAACGCATACCAATAATATACATACTGGTAGTAATATAATACTTACAATTGATAAAATCAAGCTAAGTTGTTGAATGCCCATAATTCCTCCATAATTTGTGCATATTAAAAGAACGTGCACAAATTTGGTATGATTATAGTACAATCGGGGCTTATAAATCAAGTCTTGCGACTATTTAACCAGAAAAAGAAAAACAAATTGTTGACAAGGGTTAATTTTCATGTAAACATGTTTATAAAGGAGCCGCAGTTAAGAACATCGTTTAGACCTGAAATGCCTAACGGCAGACATATTTATAAACATGTTTAGTCAAGGTCAATATCGAATACTCCACCCATCCAATCCTCAGATATAAACATTTCATCATCACCAGGATGTCTTAATCTTCCCCTTCTAATAGATTCTTTATCACTTTTATACCTGACAGCTTCCAATACTTCATGCATACTATAATTACAACTACTTAAGAAATAACGAAAACAATCTATTAAGTGATCATACCTTTTAGGAATATTACCCCTATCGTCCAAGGCATACTTTTCTATTTCCATTACTAAATTAACACAATTACTTGAAATCTCTACAAGTCCATGTATTAAAATATCCTTAATAAGTGATAATCCGTCCTCTTTCTTGTTATTATTCTTATCAGTAGGTATGAAATACACTCCATATTGATCCATGGCTTCATTCATGAACCAAGCAGCCGCCTCATCGGCAACTTTAAACCAGTCATCATCCAGACTACTACCAGGATATAATTCCAATGCCTTAGCTTCCATCCGAGGATACATTCGCCTTGTACTGGTTTCTCTCTGGTCTGTTACATACATCTCATCCATGATATATATTTTCTTACTATATGGATTCAGCGCAACCAATAATGCACCAAAGCAAGTTACGGTTCCTGGGTCCGTGATTAAATACCAGTCCAGACGCTTTATATCCCGCTTTATTTCGTTGTAAATCTCAGAGTGAGGTCTGATATGCTTATTCTTATCAAACATCGGGAAAATGGCTCTCTTGCCTCCTGGCACCCACTTACTATAATACTCCAGTTGAACTACATCTTCTTCACCTCTGGCTATAAGTTGTCTTATCTCTTGTTCAATGATCTGCTTTTGAGCCGGTAGGTGGTTTATTGGATTATCGAACGTAGTTCTTTCAGCTACATACCATTCTTTAGGATTAGCCTTTGCATATTCCAGTATTTCGTTATATTGGTCCATGTTCTTGTTTCCAGACCGGGGCTTTGTACCTATAATAACTAATGGAGCCGCCTTTGCCGCCCTGTTTGGAGCAAATTCTGTATGCCAACGATGGTTAAACGCTTTAAATTCGTCATATACCGCGATATTTGGGGTTAGACCGTTTGCAACCTGGTAGTTATCCGATCCAACTATCTGAATAAAAGAACCATTCTTAAGCATTATCTTCATTTCCTGGTCACGGTATCCCGATCTACCCTTGGACTTATCCAGGTATTTATCAGTCTCTTTTCCCATAAACTTTTGAATACGTCTTGTATCCCAGAGGATTTTTCTGGCGTGTACTGCTTCTGGTCCCACATAATAACAAGCCGATCCAGGGTTTAATAGTGCATGTCTCCATAGAATATAGCCGACTAATTCAGTTTTTCCCCATTTACGACCACAGGAAATAAACATTGAATTAATTTCGTTTGACTCATCATACAAAGGTTTGAGTTGCTTAATTTGATCGTCGTGTAATCTGGTTGTTAAACCAACAAGAAGACCGTCTCCGAATGGAGCATTTAGGTCTTCAAGCATTTGTAAGTATAATTGTTCTTCTGGTGTGACTAAAACCAGGTTTTCATCACTATTTTGCATTTAGTAATAAGAAGGATTGAATTGCTTCTAGTGGAACCATGAATGGCTCTAGGGGATAATAAGGATGTCCTGCAAAAAGTACGCCAACTACTTCACCTTTTTTATTAACCAGTGGAGAACCTGAATTTCCTGGGTAAGCCGGTGTAGATATTTGATAAGAATCAATTTTAAATTGACCAATCCAAGGAGCTACCCAACTTTTCTTAGTTATAATATAACCATGTCTGATTGTTTTACCAATTCCGCGTGGATACCCTACTAAAATAATCTGGTCCATTTCCTCATTATGCCAACCTTCAGAAATCTTAAGTCCCGATGTTCTATTACTGGTTACCAGACAAAGATCGTGCATATCGTCTACCGCAATAATCTTTCCTACATAATCTCCGAACCTTATATTATCTGGTAAGGTTTTATCGTGCTTTACACAAACGTGCTGATTAGTTAAAATGTAAAATTTACCGTTATATTCAATATGAAACCCGGTTGCAGATATGCGATCTGAAAGACTTGATTTCCATGGTACGACATGCGGTGCAATGTCTTTTACAGGATTTAATTCAAACTTACTTTTTACGTCAAGAACGTGAAATCCAGTGGCAATAAAAGCCAGTCCCAGGCAAATGTTAATTAATTTTTTTATCATCGGTTTCCTCCTCTAGGATGCCAGAGAAAGGATCGACAGCAATTTTCTTCTTTAACTCTTCTTTACTCATTGGCTTTTCTGATTGTTCAACAATATCCGTTGGCTTGCCTTCGTCCAGTCTTAAGATATTGTCTAGGGTTTTTAATATGTCAGCCGCTCTCGTGGCTTCGTTGATTGATGGTGCCTCATGTCGCGTTGCCAGGTTTTCTAAGGCTCTTTGCATGATTACAACCGAAGATTGCGTCATTTTAACAAAGTCTACCTTCTTAGCGTCACCAAATGAAGAAAGCATTTCAGATTCGCTTAATTTTCTCTGGGCTTCCCAGGCATTAGAATTTACGTGATATGAAACCGTATTCCGGGCAACTTTAAAAGTTCGCGCTATTTCAGAAATGCTTGTGTATTTCATAAACATCTCTTTCATGGCTTCAATCTGTCTTTTGGTTAATTTTGCTTTATTCTTTGTCATTAGTGTAAAATATCCTCGTCTTCTTCCTCTTCGTCGCTCCAGTCGATTTCGGCTTCCATTTCACCATCATCATCCAGGTAGATAGCAAATATAGAGTTCATTTGTTGTTTCTTTAATATTTTATTCAATAGACGAACCATAAGAACAATAGTACGAATATAGAACCTTAAATATGGCGGGAATAGTTTATATACTTCTTTATTTTCTGACATTATTTAATCTCCTTATATTCTCTGCAACGTAAAATAAGTTTTTCATTAGGAAATTCTATTTTATAATGCGCTTCCATTTTATCTCTAAAATGCATACATTCTTTCCTAGATTCAAAGAAGTGTATATCTACCGCACCTATATTTAAAAAAGCTGTTAATACATAAATCATTTCTTCCTCCGCTTGCTACGCAAGGTCGCCGCTGCTCGCAACTCCTTAAATATGGTATTTGATACCTTTGTTATATCCAGTAAGTGATCTTCCATTAGTTCACAAACTATTTCTTCAAAATCTTCTACAGACAGATCATTACAAGAAGCCAGGTGACACTGGTTTAAAAACGCATGTACTACTTCATGTATGACAATCCTCTTTTCTATATGGTCTTTTCTAAAAACGATTTCCTTGGTGTGTTTATTAACGTGAGCATAAGAATTTCCTCCATGGCTCTTTTGGTACTTTTCTTTGTCTTGAAGAAGAACTTTATACGGCACACCTTTAATGTCAATTATTAGTACGGTCATAGGACTATCATAGTACATTTGATTGTCAGAATTGTCAACTGACAAGAATTATGTAAATATTCAGGGTGTCTGTAACTATGTAAAATACTGTAATCAGGTTGCAGGGTGTAAGGGCTAAAAAGGGGTCCAGGGGGTCACATATTTTAGGTCGTTATCACTCCCTAAAACCGGGGGAGGTTATTGTATTTCCTTAACAATATTAGGGACTTAGCCTTGTTACTTTTCAGGGGGGTGGTACGTGTCGTTGGTGTGCTCCCTACATATTAAATAATATACCTTCATAGGGGGCTTGATTTAAGGCGGAGGCTTGGCATGGATCTTGCAGGGGAATTGGTCACCAACTTTACTTGGCATAATTATTGCATAGTGTTTTAGTATTGGCATAACATTTGCAGGAGTTCAGTAGAACGACTTCATATGCAGGAATCATACCATAAATATTACCATTAACTTTGGCATTAACTTTGCTATTGCAGGAACTTTGCCAAAGTAAAACCATATAGAAAATTAAGAAGAATTTAGTTGACATTAAGTTACAAAGTAACGTCGATGCGTAGCATCTTAAAACTTTAGTTTATTTTAGTTGCTACATAAAATTTATTTGCAGGTAAATAGATTTTAATTATATTGCAGGTAATAAAATTTATTGTGAGTAAACATGTCTATAATATAGCCTTAATCTAAACCATAAATAAAACTTATAATAGATAATGTCTATACAGCCGTTAGGCTTTACATGTCTAAATAGATTTAAGGCATATTTTAAGGCTTTATTTAAGGTATATTTATAAACATGTTTAGGGATAATTTAATATAGCATTATTTTTATTTTATGGTCAAATTACCTTTATTTTCAGTGGTTTAACAGCCGATCTTAACGTAATATCAAGTACTTAGAGATACGGCTATTGTAAAATAATTATTCCTTTATAACTCATTGAAATTATTCTATTTTAACACTTTATTTTATTTTTTTTACTGGATTTAACATTTGTTAAGGACAAACATGCTGGTTTATGAGATTCTGTTTGTGGGACAAACTTTAGGAGTTTTTATGTTACAGAATTTTACAATTTTTTACAGTATCTATGTCGGAAATAAGTTAAAAGCAAAATGTACAGTCGATGCTTTAGACACTTGGCTCAATTCGCTTGAAAAATCTAAAGTTG